TGATTTCGGCTGTAGCAATCGCTCCTGCACCATCGCCCAAAATAGTAACATTGGGTGCGGCAATATAACCTAGCCCACCGTTCTTTATAGTGATTGCAGTTACTACACTATCTTCCACAGTGGCAGTTGCTGATGCTCCTGTGCCGATGCTCTTGTTAAATGCCAGGCGCAACAATGGATAGAAACCCAATACATTCATATAAACCTGTCCACTTTTGTTAAGGTACTGTGTACTGTCTGAAACATCATACCAAGGACTTTGGTAGGTATCCGCTGACTGTACTTTAACTGTGCCAGTGAAGTTCAGCATGTTCATGCGTATTGTCACTAACCCATTATAGGTGGTAAAATGGCTGCTATAAAACTCAGTCAACTGTAATTGATTATAGGGAGGTTGATTACCTCCCCAGTCGGGCCAGCCATTGGCACCGTTTGTGGTGGGATACATGGCGCCAAGATTAACAGTGGGAATTGTTACTTCTCGGCTGTCAATAAATTCCGGAAATACACTGTCAACTACATTAGCATCACCACGTGCCGCGCTATTACCATTGGTAAACACTGCTTGCTCATAGCTACCACTAAAGCGTTCTATGCTGTAACTGGCAGGCTGGGCAACAATGTTGTCAGTGTCGCTGGGCTCTAACACTACTTTAACTCTGCCCAGATTTGCACTCAGTGCCACCATTTCTTTGCTAACTAGTATTTGACTGCCGTCTTGACTTAGCAAGCGGAAAATAAACGTACTACCAGTAACGTTGACAGGCTTTTGCTCTTGATTGATAAACTCAAACAACAGCACATTGTCAACCCCTTTGTTGATGGTTAATTGTTTTGCGTACACAGGATTATATCTCGCGGTAAAATAGGCACCACTGGTGTCCACCAATAAAACCTTTTGAATTTGTTGGTATAAGTAAACGGTGGTTGAATACATGTTGATCTCTTTTTAAATATTTATGGGCAATGATATATTAACAAAACTTGCAGAAAAGTACCCCTTTATTACACTCTGTGTTTATAGCAACACGGAGTATATTGGTATAGTACAAAACAGAAACGCAGATATTACAACCATCTACGATTTTGCCATGATTCACGGGCAAATACAAAAGCAAGTATTTTTAGAACTTGGCAACACCTGGTGGTGGGAAAGTAATAGGCAGGTTCCCATAAACATCTTCTTAAAAGAAGATTGGACCCAATTTCGCTTCACGCTACGCACATTTAATAACAGAGAACTTGAAATCCTACACGGCCCGGTGTGTAGTTTAAACAATATTTCTAGTAAAAAAGGTAAACGTAGAAGTATCACACTAGTTAAACGTTTGTAGTATTTAACAAATTCATGTGCAATGCCACCAGGGCGGCATAACTGATTGCATGTGATTTTTTAAATGTATACCCTAAAGAATCGTTGCCATCCCAGACTGACTCAAACACTTCTTTCCAGGGTTTATTTTGCAGATGAGCCTTGCCTGGTCTAATAATACTAATAAAAGCCGCCATTTGCGGTATATTCTTTGGTTGCATTTTCTGCAACAGTTCAGTGTAGTTACCCACGTGCACCAGCTGGCTGGCCCATGCAGTATCCTGCCATAATCTATCCCAAGGAGGGGTTGCATCTATCATCTCTTGATAGTGATTAGGACTTTGCACCAGTTGGTAAACACCCATATTTAAAAAGTCAATTTTAAAATACCCACGGCTCTCAGCTTCATTATACTCAATTGATGCAAAATTATTAATTGGATCCCTGGGAATGTCTGTGACATATACTCCGCTGTTGTGTATCCTAGCTACCCCTTGAGTAATTTGCATTGCTGGCGTGTGTTTGATCAACTTCAAAATGGATGATCTATCACCAAAGTCAATATCAATGTCTGCGCTCATTATTACCATCCTGCCATTTTTAACATTTTACGTGCATAAGCCTGATCATCTGAATTGTCTTGGAATTTCTTTTGCCAAAAGTCTGTATCAATAAATGGCCATATCATTGTCAGATGCTCTCCAGTTAGTTTGTTTAAAAACTCTTGCCCTGAATCTGAATTGTATACTGCCCAGGCGCTGATCCTACCTGTGGTTATTGCAAACACTATTCTGTTGGGGCTACCATATCTCATGATGTCATGTGCCTGCATGCCCTGTGTTTCGCCCCAGTTGATTCCGTATTCGATTGCTCGAGCAAGTGCGTCTGACACTGACTCAACTTTTAAATGCTGATTTAAAAATTCTGAATACAAACTATCCTTGCACCAATAATCTATTTTTTTGTTATTCTTTAATAGCCAATCAACAAATGCTTCTGGTGCAATTGCTTTAACACCAATAATATACTTGCCAAACTTAACAAACGCACGATAGTACGGACTACCAACAAAATCTGAATAATCCTTTGTGCGTGAACTTTTGGCAGCAATCTCAAAGAATCTTAAGAATGCTCGGTACCCAAGTTGTACACCGCGGTCATCAATTTCTAAATGACGGCGCTTGGACTCACACATGTGACTGCTCACGGTTGATTCTTTGGCAAATTCTTTTTTACAATATTGACAACTGTAAGTTATTTTTATTGTAGCTTGCATTTTTTTAAAAAAGATCTATATGCTTGTTCAATGACATGCAAGTTGTTGTCTGGCACCGATTCGTTGTATACTTGTATTGGGTACTGATTGTTTATGAATCTAATCCAAGTATGTTTTAAATATTCTTCGTTGACATCAAATTGCAGTGCAAAGAAATTTTTAATTTTGTTTATCATTGCAACAAACTTATTGTAACTATAAAATTGTGCCATGTCAAATGAAATGATTTTATTTGTTAGATAAAACGATTTCAAAGGGCGTTGTGGCCAGGTGTTGCCCGCAACATAAGTGTTGCTGTGTGCAATCTTTATCATTTCCTCTAACATCGAAATTACTTCAACAGTAGTATACCTATGATTCTCTGGGTTAGTGGTTATGGCTTGTGACACTGCGGTAGTAAACATACGGGTACTTTGTATGTCTTGAGAAATTTTATAAAAATTATCTACAAAATATCTGTTATCAGCAATGCTGTCTTTTGGTACTGTGCCAACATTAAACCACCAATTAATTAACCAACGGAAATAAAATTCTTTGCCTACATATATTTCTATCATAGGATAATTGTCGATGTCACGTTTAAGCAATTTGATATGTTGTTTGTCTAAACGTTTTTCCAACCAATAATTAGACCAATGCGATGGCCAAAATAATTTATCACAGTCTGAGATCCAACTATCATTTATAAATTCAACAGAGTTGATATTTTGTTCTAGTGTTTGCCCCCAAAGAACCGGCTGCGGAATAACTGAAGAATGATGATAGTTTTTATTGCCAATTGATTCATCAATGGATGTTCGATTTAACATCAATGAATGTAGGGTATCTATGATAAAATGCCCGTGTGATGCTGGGACATAATCAACAATTACAACCTTGTCTTTGATGTCTCCAATTTTAGCCATGTTAAGATTCTATTCCAACTCGTTTTAATTCTTGTTGTATCTCTTTTGTGGTCACTAATTGTGCCAACACTTCTAAGTCATCGTTTTTATATGTAGGGTATAGCTGTGCCAATAGTTTTTTGTTTTTACTACCCTCGCCCTTTTTGTTGGGTTTGATCCAAGGGTGATATTGTGCACCCATGTCTGGACTAACAGTAGTTGCCAACAACCACTGTAACTCTGGATGGTGGTTTATTGTAAAAAAATGTTTGTTTAATCGTTGATTGGTTGCAATTAAATAAAATTCCTGTAACTCTCTAGAACCATCCACAGCACTACCCCACCGAATCATGAGATAGTTGCTAAACTTTTTGCGTTCCTCGTCGGTTAACTCTCGATAGAAATTGCGATTCTTTCTATCAAACTGTCGCATTTCATTTTTGATATCAAGTTTATCAGACATTACCAGGCCTTGTTATAATCTACAATCTCACAGTTACGACTTACATCTTTAACAAAATAAACACATTCAGGATTGTCACTACCGTCTAGTGGCACACATAGGAATTGCCCATTCTTTAATTTAGGAGCAAACCATGTTACTTCACTGTAGACGTCAACTATCTCAATGGGCAAAAAACTAGGCCTAAAACTACTCAGTGGATTGAATTGGAATACCGTAAACCCACGATCATTTATTGAAGTTAGAGGCAGAACTTCCAAGTCACCTAGGTCTGGCTCTCCAATTAAGATTTGCCAGTCCAGTGGCATTTTAACTGTGTGGCTACCAATTTGTAATACTAAGGCTGGCGCTGTAAAACTTTCAAGAAAGATCAACGGAATAAAATAATAATCTGGATCTTGTGTGTTTGAGTTGTCAAAAATAGCAAAACGCAAGTCTTCAACTTCGTCTGGCAAGCTATTTAATTCATATGATGTGTCGTCTAAAGTTAGTATTTGCATGTTAGTATATTAAACGATTTGTCAAACAAAGTCAACCTTATCGTCATAGGTTTTTATTAATTTTGTGTATTCTGGAAATGTTGTTGCAAAGGATTCGTTGCGATACTTGTCAACCATGATGGTCCAACTCTTAAATTTGCCCCAGTGTTCTGCATCAAAGCCGTTGCTTAGGGCCTGTGTAATGGGTCGAAGATTGTTGCGGCCGGTTGCAGTTAGACGTTGGGCAATTGCTTGTGCAATATTGTCTGGGATGTTTCTAATAGAATAATAGTGTGGGAACCATGCTAATATTAAGAATACCGGTAATTCCAACAAATCAAATTCATCTAGCAGTTCTGGCAAGTTGTAGACATTCATTATTGTCACGGTTGTTGCTATCAATAATGATAGCTTTAGTTTTCCTGAATCTCGCAGTTGGATAAACCATTTAATGTTGCAGTAGACATCATTCCACTTACCTGGATGTCGTACATAGGTAAACTTATCTCCCCAAGCATCAATGCTTAAATTAATGTTTAAATGATTAAAATGTGACAAAGTTTCAATTAGCTCATCGCTGATTATGTGTGTGACATTGGTGCTGATGTTTAAATTGATTTTTTTAGCAAGATCAAGTTCAACTAACTTACGTAAAAATTTAGGAAGCTGTTTGTCCAATAATGGTTCGCCGCCATAAAATTCAATCCTAACAACGTTATTGCAAAATTGGATTATCTCATCAATTTGTGCATCAGTAAATGTTTTAGTCTCAGTCTCTTTAAGATAGAAATTTTTTGTTAATCCATAATGGTCTGCATAATACTTTCCTTCGACAGATAAAGTAATACTGTCTGCAGAATTACAACTACGGCATCGAAGATTACAAACATTGCCTACTTTGATAATAAGTTGCATTGGTCCTTGTTTGTAATTTCTTAAAATATCTGCGGCTGTTTTACCGCTGTCAAGAATTACAGTATTAACTCCGGTGGGGTCTTTGTCTGGATCCCATAACATTGTGCGTTCGCTGTCCATGCCAACTGCTTCTTCATCCCAACAACGATGGCACACTTCATGCTTGTTGTTTTCTAGCATGTGGTCTCTAAATTCAGTTAACTGTTCATTGGTCCAGATTCGTTGTAACGGCTGATCTTTAAAGTTCCAAACACTTCCGCCCAATGCTGGGCACGGGCTGACATTTGTAGCTGGATCAAAAGTCATATAAGTGAATGGTGCTAGGCAAAGATTACTAGGTTGCATTATGCAAGCACCATCCAATCTAATTTCTCTAAAGTAAAAGGATAGTTAGCTTCTCGATAAAATTGCTTGCGTTTAGTTAAATGACGTTTGGCAAATTTACAAGTACTGGTCACATCCCAGATTTGTACGAAGTCCTTGTCCTCTGCTTTTCTAATGCCGCGCCCAATGCTTTGTATAACTCTTGTAAAGCTCTTTCCGGATTCCAAAAGTACCAAATTAAAAATACGAGGGATATTAATACCCACAGCGGCCACACCATAAGTCGCCACGATAATCTTACCAGTCGATTCCGCCACTTCATCATATTCATCTTGTCTATCCTTTGCTTTGGTTGCGCCACTAACAAACACTGCTCGGTCTCCTAGTCTACTTGCTAGCTCTTTGCCTGCGGCCACCCTGTCTACTAGCACCAAGGTGTTGCCGGTTTCGTTGACTTGTTTAATTAACCCAGCAATGGTGTCAAGTCTACCCGTTTCTTCCAGCAAGTACTTTAGCTCACTTTGATAATTGCTGTATTCTACATTGTCAATTAGTTGAACAATGTTGACATGGCAGTTTGCCAGCACACCTTGTTGTTGCAGTTCATTGGCTGTGAGTCTACTGATCACAGGACCAATACTGACATGCAATGCTTGGAACTCAAACTGCTCTTTGGGGATGGTTCCTGTCAAGCCCCAACGGATAGGCACTCTAGCAAATACTCCAGTTAATAGTGTTTTAAGTGCGTCTGCTTTGGCCATGTGTACTTCATCAACCATGACACAGACCACACCCTCAATAAAGTCGTGTATGTTGACTTCGGCCTCACCTGTCTTAGTCTTCTTAAACATGTTATTAAGACTTTGCCAAGTACAGATTGTGTGTGTTTTGTTATACTCTTTTCTATCGCCAAAGTATACCCCCACATCCAATCCAAGATTAATGTAATCTTTTTCTGTTTGCGTTACTAGACTTTTGTTGGGAACAATGACAATACTGCGCCCATGTGCTTCTATGCTGTAACTCAAAGCCGCAGTCATCAAAGTCTTGCCTGCGCCTGTGGCTACCTCTTGCAGGCACTGCGGATTGGTTAAGAAATTGTTGACAATCTCAACCTGGTAGTCACGTAGCACCACAGACTGACCTTCTGCAGGGTGACCCTTGGGCCAGGCTTTGTGTGCAAACGTAGTTTCTGTAACAGGTGTAAATTCGAAGGTAGTTGAGTATTCGCGCAAGTCCTCTAACTCAATATCATAACCATATCGTTCTAATATTGGCAGTATCTCTGGCAACAGATTTACAAATGACGATCCACCAAGATGGAAGAACGCCATCTTACCATCCCACCTCCCCAACCTAACCGCAGGAAGATAACGTGCATAAGGAATGTCGTATTTGAATTTGTTGCTTAGTGTTTTGCGGGTTTCTAAATCAAGTCCGTTAATTTTACAGTTGACTTCATCCGAAATAACCAATTGTGCTGTTTTCATTTATTGAATGTTAATGTGTATTTAATATAATACACTATTCTAGCACAATAGTCAAGACAAAAGGGCCTAAGCCCTTTTGCCAAAGTTCAAACTACTTAGGCACTCTTCATGCAAGTAGTCTCAGCCATAAGTCTCCACTTTGCAGGGAAGCTCTTGACCAAGTCTGCAATCTTAAGAGCCATGCGCAAACTCATCTCACGCAAGCGAGCTTGGTTGGTATTCATGAACTCAATGATGTCGTCCTGGGTACACTTCTCAAACTCGTAGTCTTGGAATAACACACCATCACTGGCAATCTGTTTAATGCGTAAGATCTTGTCACGCATGGTATCCAAGGTCAAGTCCAGGTAGTGACAACGACTTTGCAATGCATCCAAGTGATCCCGCAACTTCTGCGACTTCATTTGGTCAAACTTCAAGTTTGTAATAAAGATAACACTGCCTTTGAACTCAAATTGATCTGGGATGCCTTCACGTCGCAAAGTGCTGGACTCTGACAACCAGGAAATCTTACGCTTCTTGCCTGAGTCCAGGGCACCCTTGAGCAAGTTAAGAGCAACATCATCTAACAAGATGCTGTCACAGTCGTCAAACACCAACACACAGTTGGGGTCAGAATATTTGTACAATGTTTGGTACAAACCAATTGGGGTAGCACTGCCCTTGACTACCTCTGCACGGAGTCGCTTGCCACTGAGTTTGTCAAACAAGCAAGCCTTGTCAACTTCTTGCTCAACACCAAAGCTCTTGCCTACGCCGGGCGGGCCGCTGACAATCATAGCACGAATGTCGCCGGCAGTTGCGGCCTTTGTCATCTCATGCAAGATCTCAAAACGCTCACGAATACGTGCCATAGCCTGTTCTTCAGTCTC